TAGACTGCGGGCTAAGACCCCCAAATCTCTGCACATTAACCGAGAGATAGAACACTTAGGTATGGTTTATTTAACATTTAATTAAATGGTTAGTTTTCCACACGTTTTCCACAGGTTATCCACAGGGTTGTGGAAAACTAACTGTCATACTAAGGGGAGCTAGACACGGAGTCAAATGGTAATCTCTTCTTATCCTCTAGTAAACTGAGTTGTCTGTCCACCTCCACCTTCAATGACACTAGATGTCCATCAAGGTACTGTTCCCACTCATTACCCTTGAACAAATCACCTAGATGTAGTAGATGTTCTTGTGCAAAGTATAGTTTAGTCTGTTCATTTAGCACGTAGTTCACCCTCTGCTAGTTGTGTTGTTGATAGTAATAGTTTGTTGGTCTGTTTAACTGTCTTACCATTGGGTGACTTAAACTCTAGGATTAATCTCTTGTTGTTGATGTCATTACCGATGATAGTATAGAATTTACCACTACGATGTCCACCTGCTCCTCCACCTACCATTGTACCAGTTGACATAATTGCTGGTGCTGTAAGTAAACAAAAGGGGCCAGTAAAGGCACAACTACCTAATCCTACTAACATTCCACCACCTGTACCTGCTACTGCTCCTACTGCTGCACCACCAACGGAGAATTCTTGTTTCTCTGTTGTCCATTGTACTACTGTTGTGATATGTCCCATTGGATGTATCACACCTGTATCATTAATGGTCACATCACAAGGTTTCCACTTCTCCTCTACATACTCACCATCATCTTCCAACACGAGGCACGTTGGACTTTTAGTTGCTCGTTTTTGTACACCTGTTAATGGACGTGAACCTGGTCGTATACTATCTGCTAATGCTGGTGTTAACATTGTTGATAGTAGGGCTAGTACCAATAGACTAGTCTTCTTCATTATCCTCTTTAAATGAAACGATGTTGTTAGTGTTGTTGAGTAGTAGTGTCCATAACCACACTAGTGCTAATACTAGTACGAGTAGTTCAAAGACTGGCGTTGGTAACATTATCCTAGTGAATCAAGATCAGATATCTGTTGAGGTCTTGGTTTATGTGCCTTAAACTCATCGTGATTACCGTCACCAGGCATTTTACCATAAGCAACATACTCAATTGCTTGTATGCTCCCTTCGAGTCTATCCAAATCTCTGTCTAGTTTCACATACTCTAGATGTGCTTCTTCCAGTTCCACTTGTCTCATTTCAAGTTGTGTTTGTCTCTTCGTGAAGCGAGCTAACAACTTTTCATAGGATTCAACTTCTTTCATTGTGTTATACCAAAGGTAGATTATTTAGGTTGAGTACAGGATGATTGAAATGTGTTTATCAGTTCTTGTGACATATGACGGTAGCCACTACCAACATAGACCTGACCGCCGACGACCGCAACCGCACACACAGCCCAAAACCAATAGTACCACTGAGTCTTTATCTGGTGTTCATTTTTCATAATAAAGTCGAAGATATGTTATTATACCATACGGGTGGGGATGTGTAAACCTCGGTATAAATACTCGTTTACAGATGGTTAAGAAACTAGTGTGCAACAGCGATTCAACACATAAATAGTGGTAGTATGATACTTTCAAGAGGTGCAACATTTATGTTAAATCACAACATCATCAGCCGTAATCAATTAGCAGATTGGAAAGAATCAACAGAGTCTGTCTACGAAATGGACAATCACCTCAATAACTATTACGAGTGTATAATTGAAGCTGGTGATGATACGTACACTGCACGTCGTTGCAGTAGAATGCTACAGTAAGTTAGTCCAGTTAACATACCGCCCACGAAACCCCTCGACAGAGGGGTTTTTTAATGTTATAATATACGTTAGCGTGGCTATAAAAATGGGATGTAAAAACTGTGACAATGTGTCGCTAGAGGACTACGAGAATGCTATGTTTGCTCATTTAATAACAGAGCGAAATGGAAAGTGGTATGTTAGTACAGATAGTGGTATAATAAAGGAGTTCACATCACACACATCAGCCAAGGAGTTTATCTTTATGGGAGGAGTACAAGATGGAAATGGATAAGCAACTAGATCCTAAAATAATGGAGAACAGAGCACATCATCAAGAGGTGCGTGAGTTCTGTGATCCTGATGAACGTGGTAAAAGACGTGAGGTGATCAAGCATTACACTGAAGGTGGCATTGATACATTCATTCGTGAGTATCCTAAGCACGCACCTGATAAGTTCTGTGATATGTTAATGGGTTATGCTAATAATCTCAAGGAGCGTAAGGATGCAAATGAAAAGACACCTGAGATGGCTGCTCAAGGTGGTGGTGCAGGTGAATTTAATCGTAAAGACTTCTTCTTCTTTCTTACTGAGGGTACATCACCCAACCTACGCAATACTATGTTGACTGGTTGGTCTAAACTTGCATCACAATATTATATTGAAGAGTTTAGTCAGTTAGGTGCAAATGATTTCTGGATGAGTGCTGCTAAGGTACAAATAACAAATCCATCCGAGGGATTTCACGGATGGCACTATGATAATAGTGGTTTCTTTGTTGGTCTACGTGAGTTTGTATTCATTACATACTTAAATGATGTACCTGCTGGTGGTGAAACTGAGTTCTTGTATCAAGGTATTAGAATTGCACCAAAGAAGGGCACTACAATTATATTTCCAGCATCCTACACACATATGCACCGTGGCAATCCACCACTAGGATGTAAAAAGTATATTGCTACAACGTGGGCTAGTAGACTACCACGTATTGATGAAGAGACACAAGGACGTGATGAAGTAGAATGTATTGCACCTAGTGAACAGATTGTAAAATATTATAGAAACAATTAAACGGGATTGACGAGGATCGAACTCGCAACTTCCTCCGTGACAGGGAGGTGCTCTAACCAGTTGAACTACAACCCCAATAAAAAGAGGACTAATCAGTCCTCTATAAATTTCCTTGGATTAATCATACGTGATACTAACTCTATTACTTGGTCTCGTATTTGTACCACATCCTCATAACATTCTTGATTATGTGCACAAGAGCGTAATGCAGGGTCAGGTTTGTGTAATGACTCAAGTACTATTGCTTTAGCACGATCCCACTTCTCATATGATGTGGGTTTATTGTCTAAGGTTCGCTGATCTTTCATCCTGTAAATGGTTCAGTTGATAGGTTAATTAAAATGGTTGTTAAGTCTGGATACTTGGAGTATGCTGATTTAACTGCGGTAGCAGGATCTACACAACTATGTACAAACTTAGTCCATTGTAATTTATGGTCTATCTTAGCTAGTACATTAACTTCCCATTTCTTCTTCTTTGTTGCCATTAACACCCCTCCGAGGTATGTTCAAGTGGTTCATCATCGACCCAGAAATTCTCCCAACCTTCTTGGGATGATCCAACATCACGGACAGGCCATATGTGTTCGTTCTGTTCTTGATGTAAGCGACCAACTAGATCGTCAACACGATGTAATTGTGTCCTATGGAAATCTTGCAGTTCATAGAGTGCGTGCTTAACCTCCGATTCAACGTCAGATGAACCTTCAACAGAGAGATACTGTTCAACTACTGCACGTAGTTCATTATATCTCTGCGTTGCAGTATCCATCGTCAAGACGGTCGGAAGCTCTTTCAAGTTTGGAGTAGAGATCACCACATTTGACTCCACTGTGTCTTTCTGTGGTGAATTGTTGGCTTGAGCTGAGGTGTTGTAAGGCATCTGTAAGGACGGCGAGTTCGGATTTGTTAAGCAGCACTTTAAGAAGTTTCACTGAAGGTTTGTACAACTACTGTAGTATATACAGTATTTAAGGGCTATGCAGCCCCTAAAACAGGATTTCCTAACTGAGGAATAGTGTTGAAATCAGTCACGTCCCAACCGAAGTTGACTCGCTCTTGAACTTCACTGTCCAACTCGTTAGTATTGATGAACCTTTTGTTCACCGTACGTCCGTTAAGAGATAAAACCTCTAGCAAGTAACGGTATGATACCTCACCAAATGGTAAGCGTACAGGATAATAATCTGCTTGCTGACCAGAAGAGTTACGAATTTGCATTGGGTTGAATTCCCTTGACTACTCTAGTAGTATAGCATTAAAAAACCCCCTGTAAAGGGGGGCTTGTGACAGTTTGTAATGTGGTTCACTTGATCTCTTTTCCGCACTTCCTGATGTATGATGCACATATGTTATCACCTAGGCGAGGATCTGCGGGTTGAGTAGCTCTTTTCTTGAGTCTATCATACTTCTGTTCTAGTCTAGGACGTAGATAATCATACACTTGTTGACCTTTAAGGTGCCACAACTCTACTATATCTCCGTGTTCATAGCGTGCATAGTAATGATCATCGTATTTCAAGAGCTTTTCTTCTCTTAAATACTCATCTTGCTCCTCCCACGTATCCTTAACACTGATACCATTGTACGTAGCATTGATGCCTTTACCTATCGTTGACTTGTATTCTACTGGTTCACCCTTATCATATGCATCTGCACCACTATATGTGTCTGCCACATCGTGATCTAATGCAATAGCCATATGTATTTCACGTGACCTAGCATAAGAGAATGGGTCACCCCATCCCTGATCTATACACACATCATACAATCCCTTGAAGCATTCTAGATACTTCTCACGTGCTTCTTCTGGTGTGTACTTAGTCATCTACTTCAATGCCCTCAAGGTCTTGTATATCTCTAGCAGGTACAGTGTGTAGTCCTCCTATGAGATAATAATGGTCTTTAATTCCTTCTACTGTCTCTTCTCCAAGATAAAACAGTTCATTAGCAGGGAAACTATGTTCCCTCAACATCGCTTGCAGTTGAAGATGAATCATCTCTGCTCGTGATGGTACATTTAGGCCAGTCATTACGATAGATTAGTACATTACATTGTGAATATCCGTTCATCTTACCTGCATCAGGCCATTGACGAACGCATAGAGTAAAATAGGGGTCACCAACAAATGTGATGAATCCTTCATCATCACCACATTTCACGTGATCCCCTACATTAAATTTCATTCAACTTCCTCGAAGTATATGCCGTGGTATGCATTGAATGAATCGAGTGATAAGTATTCATCTTCGTGTATAGCACCGTGATCATTACTTATCGATAAGCACATAAACTCCTCTGCAAAATACTTTGGAGTTATCTTATGCTCGTCACATAGGGGGAAGAACTCCTCCATATGCTCATCTTTCATACCAAGTGTATCTATACTGTATGAAAGGTCGGAAATTAACTGATTTAATGAGGATTCCATTTGTTGAGAGTGTAGATTAGGACGATCGTGCAAATTAAAATGCAAGAAAAAAGGACAATTAGAGCGTGCATAGATGGTTACCTCATATAAAGATAGCCACCCGCCCAATCAGCACGCTGATAGCAGTCCATACGTGAGCGAATGATGCGGAGATCATATCTAACGTGCTGTGCTGCTTTGTTCCAAGATGCTGCTTTGTATACCTCACCAGTCTTCTTGTCAACAAATGCGTGAACAGACTCTTGATTGTTAATCATCACGATCTTAAGAAACTTACGTCCTTTACGGATCTCAAACTTAGTACTTGAGGATGATGACTGACCATCATAATTTGCTTGTAAGCACTCAACGAGTTTCTGAGTCCATTCGTATACTCTGTCTTCGATACTTAATGAAGTAACCTTACCAGAGACGAACTCATCAACTGTGATCTCGTGAGCACTAGATACAGATTCAAGACTCATTTTAACTCCTGTGTGTGTTATGTACCTATTATAGTCCTTATCGGTACCGACTCAACCATCTGTGTGACAGTTTTTAAATTGGACAGTGTGTCCATCATCCACCTTGTCAGGCATAGCATTAAATGCTAGAGTATAACGAATTGTTTCATTCTGATTCTCAGTCACAAAGTGCTTGAGAGTCGATGGAAACACGACCATTTTACCACCTTGTGACTGAAATGGCACAGTATCGTGCACATTACTGATCTTTAAGACCTCTTCATTGTATGGATTAGGCTTTATGAATACCATATTGCCTGAGTTCCCTGTTAGGAATACAACACCACTATACAATGACCACGGATGGTTATGTGCTCTATTATAATCACCTTTATTATATCTGTTGATCCAAGCAGCATTTATCTTAACATTACTGCTGTAATTACCTGGTATGCCACTATTAATGGTCTCTAGTCTCTCCTCTGCCCACTCACGAAATGGTGTGAAGTCAGAGTATGATAGTATACCATCTTGTTGTGGAAAGTTTAATACATTACAGCTAGAAGAACCACCTGCATATGTCTCAGCATTATCCCAGTCTACAGTGGTGCAGAGGGACAACAACTGAGCATATATCTCAGGTGGCACATCCTCCTCAAATATAACTGTTGGTAGTATACCTATGGCCTTCACGCTACTAACCAATCGTATTTTGTAATTGATTCCTTACAGTCTGGACAAGTCAATCCTGAGAAGTTAAAGTGATAGATTGTACGGACTGATTGGCACTTAGGACACGCAAT